TAGACAACTGTCTATACAAACCTGTGTTATAATGCTATTGTGGGAGAAATGTCTGAAATGAAATTTATAAAGCTGTCCGCAAGGGCGGCTTTTGTGTTTTGTCAATTGTGTTACTGATACCCTTGACATTGACAACGTGACAGCGTGACAATCTTGATAGGAGGTGGCCCGGGTGCCGACCGGGTACAGCACCCGGTGCAAGGTTTGCAATTCGCCACACCGGGCCGAAATTGAAAAGTGGTGCAAAGAGGAAGGCATAAGCACGAGGGAAGCCGCCAGGCGCTTAGCTGATTTTGGGAAAAGTGTCAGCTATGAAGCTATTCGCCGTCATATGATTGAGCATTTTGATGTGCGTGCTGAGGCCCGGGAGCAATATCAGAAGAGCCAGCAGCAAATACAGCAGTTGGCTCAGAAGCAATTATCGGATATAGAGATGCTTGACTCTATTACTCAAGGCGAATACGAGTTACACCAGGCAGTTAAGGTTTGGCTGGATGAATTACTAAAACTTCGAGAAAAACCGCCGAGGTCGCTGGTTGGCCTGCTGGCAGTAACGGCGGGTGAAGTCCGGCAGCAATTGAAGCAAAAAGCAGCATTGCTGGGAAACGACCCGATCAGCGATATTGCAGAGGCTTTATGTTTATTGTGGGATGATAAACGTGACATTGACGGAGAAACAGAAGATTCAACTAGCTGAAATCCTTAAGCGCAGCAGATATAATAAAAATTACTTTGTAAAAGCTTTCCTGGGGGTAGAACTGGAAGGTAAGCAAATCGAGGCTTTAGAACTTGGCGGGCGAGTGCAACTTAAGGTAGCCGGGCGCCGGTTTGGTAAAAGTTTGATAACGTTGGCAGATTTACTTTATGAGTGTGCTACGAAGGTAAGGCAGAAGTGGTATATCACTGCTCCATCGATAGACCAGACTAAAATTTATTTCAATGAGTTAGAGGAAAAAGCAGGTCAAAGCAGCCTGCTTTCCTTGCTTTTTAGAAATAAAATTAAGTGGAGCCCTTTCCCTGAAGTAGAGTTAATCAACGGAAGCAAGATCATGGCCCGGTCGACTGCCAGAGATGGGGTGTATCTCCGGGGCAAGGGTGCAAACGGTGTAGCGATTACCGAGGCGGCTTTTATCAAAGATAAAGTTTATCAAGAAGTAATCCGGGCTATGGTTTTAGACCAAAAAGGGAAAATCCGGGCAGAAACCACCCCGAACGGGAGCGCCGGGTACAGCTACCAAATGTACCAGCAAGGGCTGAATGACCCGACAGGTTATCATAAGAGTTTTCACGCGACAGCTTTTGACAATCCCCGCATAGATAAAGATGAACTGGAGCGCATCAGGCGGGAGATACCGGATATTGCTTTTCGGGTTGAATATTTAGCGGAATTTGTTGATGATGATACGATGGTCTTTCCCTGGGCGGTGCTGCAAGAGGTTTATGATGACTATAAACCTGGTGGTAAAAAACAGGAAAACCATAAGTACTTCATCGGGGTTGATCTGGCGAAGTACCAGGATTATACGGTTATTATTGTGCTTGATGTTACTAAACAGCCTTATACCATAACAGAGTATTACCGTTACCAGGGCCGGTTGTATTCTGATGTTGTGAAACAAGTTAATGAGCTACAGGCGAAATATGGAGGAAGAGTTTACCTGGATGCAACCGGTGTCGGTGATCCGGTAGCGGAGCAAATCAGAGCTTGTGAACCGTTTGTTTTTACAGCCAGGAGCAGGGAGGAACTCATAAGCAACCTGGTTGTTCAGATAGAGCAGAAGAAGCTTTTATTACCGCATTGCTGGATGGAGCTCCGAGACGAGTTGAGGTTTTTCCAGCGCGTGAGACGTGGACAAAGTATTAAGCCAGAGGCGCCGGCAGGGAAGTATGATGATTGCGTGATGGGCTTGGCGTTGGCGTGCTGGCCGCTGGCAAAAACATTACGTTACCGGCTGGAAACTATTCCCGGCGGTGTAGCCGGAAAAACTGATGCCTCACAAATAGACTGGTAGGTGCGTTAAATGGCAACAGATAATTATAAGGCTGTGTACGCTCAAATCGGCTCACAGCTTGACCAAACTTTTTTCTTGTTCGATAACGCAATTAGTAATCCGGAAACTGTACCACTCACCGAGTTTGAAAAAATGATTGATACCGACGAAACCGTCGGTACCGGACTGGATTTTCTGAACATGGTCAGCGTGTTTCGGCTGGGAGAGTATGAGCATGAGAACACAAAAATTACCGAATTCGTCCGGGGAAACTTCGAAGACATGCAGGGTAATTTGCCTTTGGCCTGTCAAGATATATTATCTGCTTTATGGGCCGGCTACTCCGGAACGGAAGTAGTTTATAAACCGGCAGGTAAAAACGTGATGCTTGACATGCTTGCTACTTATCATCCGTTGACGGTGTTGATGGCAGTAGACAAGCAAACCGGCACCCTGGAGGGGATAAAACAATACCGCTGGTATGCCGGCTCTCCTGTGGACATACCGAAGGAAAAATGTATCGTTTTCAGCTATGGAAAGCGGTTCGGGAACCACTATGGCAAAAGCTTGCTCAAGCGAATACGCAAGAACTGGCTGCTCAAAGATTCGATACTGAAGATGTGGGCCAGGGGGCTGGACCGGTTCGGCACTCCTTTGGTGGCTGCCCTGGTGCCGGACGATGAGATAGATGATCCGGACAATCCCGGCACAAAAATAAATCAAATCACTTGGGCCTTGCGGGTGTTGGCAAATTTGCAGAGCGGGACAGGCCTGGCTTTTCGCAGCAGCCGGAAAGATGAAGCGCAAATAGACGTAAAAACACTGACCGGTACCGGCGCCGGCGTTGGAGAAGCTTTTGAGCGGGCGGTATTATATTTCAACAAGATGATTTACCGGGGGTTGCTGGTACCGTCCCTGGTTTTTGATGAGGGCGTGAATTCCGGTAGCTATTCCCTGGGCCAAAAACACTTTGACACTTTTATGATGACGGTTGACACCCTATGCAACCATCTGTCTGAAGTGCTGCTTGAACAGTTGGTCAGACGGATGATTGAATATAATTTCGGGGCACAGAGCAACTACGGCAACTTTCAGCGAAAGAACCTGGCTGAGGACGATAAGAAAGCGTTATCCGAAGTTTTCCTAAACATGACCAACGCCGGCTATCTTGAACCGCAGCAAGAGCAAGACTTTAAGTATGTGCGGGAAAGCCTGGGGATGCCGGAAAGGGAACCGATTCCGCTTGATGATAAAGTACGGGAGGCGGTGCTGAAAGAATATAACCGTTACCCCAGGGGCGGTGAAAATGATGAACCGCCTGGAGAGGATGATCAAGAAGAGGCTTGATGAGGAAGAAGAAAGTTTATTATTGCAAATCGAACGCTGGCTGAAGCAGGTCATAGAAAATATACCTGCTTTTGCTACTTTTGAGCAGATCTCAGTACTTGTTCTGCCTGGAGCGGGTATGTTGGCGCCGATATTGGCCAACTATGCGGCAAGCATCTACAGTATTGGTCAGGCTCACGCTGATTTAGAAGTAGAAGATATTCTTGAGAAAGCTGGGCGAAAACTGGCCGATGAGGACTTCTTATTGCCGAACGTTCCAAGGTTTGAAATCTGGATTAAGCCGGTGGAAGCAATCAAGGCGCTCCAGGCCAGACAATTGATTCTGGCAGGAGATTTTGAGGCCGACTTACTTACTCAAACAAAACAAGCGCTCATGGAGCGGTTGTTGGGGGTGCCGAGAAAAGATGTAGAACAGAGACTTCAAGACATATTAAAAATTAACCGCAACCGGGCCGGACTGATTACGACTACGGAAACAACGTACGCTTATAACCGTGGCCGGCTGGCGGGTTTTCATGCTCACGGCGTTGATTATGTGCAGTTCAGCGCTATTTTGGATAAACGTACAAGTATTCAGTGCCGGACAAGACACGGTTTGATCATGCGGTTGGACGATCCCCGGCTGCCGGCAAATACCCCGCCGTTGCATGGCAGGTGCCGGAGCATCCTGAAGCCGGTTTACAGTAAATATCAGGGTAAAGAAATTACGCATAAGTCGCTTGACTGGTCTGGTGTGGCGCCGCTGCCTAAAGGGTGGCGGACAGAAACAACAGTTGCCAATTTGCCTGGAAGTGGTATAATATTACCAAAAGCCGTTGGCGCCGCAGCGAATGTAATATACTTCATCAAAAAAGGAGAAACGGTAGCAGAACGGGAAGCCAGGGCATATCAGTATCTGAGAGACAAGGGCTATGAGTTGCCAGGGGTTCCGGAGGGTGTGGATTACAGCGAACGTGGCCGGGTTATAAAAACCTACTGGGGGCCGGCAACGGTAAAGTATGCTTTTACAATGTCTGATGGTCAAAAAGTGTATCATTTTCTTGAAAGGGAAGTTGACCATATATTAATCAGCAGAATCGAAAAAGAGCATGAGGATGTTGTAAAATATATTCCTGAAATACCTGGTATCATACTTAAAGGTAAGAAGCAAGTTATCGATAAAAGTAAGATTATTTTTACAAGCAAACGTAAATATCGATGGGAAGATATTGACGGCGAATTAAAAGTAACACCATTGGTAGTAATAGTGAGAAAATACAGGGGTATACACCATATCGACACATTATATCCTAAATATTAGGTGATAATATGGGTAAAGTCCTAAAACTTGAGCATGAATTAGCGGGGGGTAATGTTTATTTAAAACTCGAACCTCGGCCACCGGGCACGTCTCTGTATAATGATAAATTATTACCGAGATTATTAGTCGATTTGAACTGTAAAACCGGCCAAGTGGTAGGGTATGATAGTTTTGGTTTTTGGGAAGATTATCCTGTAATCATAGAGGGTTTAATAAAAAAACCCGTACCTGGTCCGTTTGATGTGCCTGAGTTAGGTTTAAAAGGCGTAAACTTGAAGGAAGTTTACGAGGAAATCCACCGGCGATATGCTCCAAAGTATCGGGATCAATATTTAAGGGATTTTGGACTTATAGGCGGGGAGGAAAATAATAAAACCAAAGGGCTGTTTAAAAACTTGTTAAGTAAGGTGGGTTTGCGTGGGTGAGCAATTCGTTAAGGTGAACTTTTCTGAGCTTGCCGTAGCCACTTTCTTCTGTCCGGCCTGTGGTACGGGCCTGAAGTTTGATTTACGCAAGATGCCTTCTTTAATCGGGTGCGCTCGCAGGATTATCGGCAATCTGGCCGAAGCTTTCAGTATGTATGCTAACATGGAAAAATTTAAAGTGGAGTTTGAAGTGAAAGCAACCTAAAAAGACCTCGCTATTTAAGCGGGGTCTTCGTTTTTGGAGTCGTTTTCCGGTTCAGGTTCCGGGCCCGGAAAAGGGATTTCTTCCCGCAAGGCGGCGATTGGCACAACGCCGTCTTTTGTTATGTACCGGGCGCCGAGTTTAAGTTTCTCTTCACCTGTCTTGGGGTCGCGGATAATGCTTGCTTTGAGTGACAACATAAAAAACACCTCCTGACAGTTTATTTCGATAGAAATACTGAAAATCCTTTAACGAAAGGTGGGATGTTGATGGAGTGGTCAACGGCATATATCAACAGCTTGCCGGACTCTTGCTTTGCTTACATCGAACCGGGCGGTAAGAAAGACGATGAAGGCAAAACAGTCCCCCGGTCACTGCGGCATTTGCCATTTAAAGACGAAAACGGTAAGGTTGATTTGCCGCATCTTCGTAATGCTTTAGCCAGACTGCCGCAATCTAACTTATCTACCGAAGCGAAGGCAAAGGCCAGGGCGAAGCTGATAGCTGCCGCTAAAGAACACGGGGTTGGGGATTATGACAAACTGGCAGAACTGAAAATTCCTTTTTTCCGGCTGGGCCGATGGAAGCACCCGAAATACGGTACAATCGAAGGTACCCAGCAGATGTTTGACCAGATGAAGGCTAATTTCAAACGCCAGGTGCTGGGCCGGCAGCCGTTCGTGAGAATCGGGCATGACAAAGACGGTAAAGACGTGTTTGGAGCTGCCCCGGCGGAAGCCTGGATAAAAGATGTTGTACAGGAGGATGATTATCTCTATGCGGTGGCGGATACGACCAACGATGAGGTAGCTAAAGCGGTACAGGAGAAGCGGTACCGGTTTGCCAGCGCTGAGTATGATCCGAACTATGCCGACAAAGAAACCGGGTTGAACGCTGGGGCTGTACTATCCGCTGTAGCACTTACCAACGAGCCGTTTCTGACCAGACTGCCGGACGCAGTGGTCCTGGCGGACCCAGAGAAAATCTATCTTGATTATGAGGAGGATGCGAAAATGGGTGGAGAAAAACTACTTGAAGAAAACAACAGCTTGCTGAAGAAGCTGACGGAAACCTTTACCGGGTTTGTGGATAAGTTTAAGCCCGGCCAGGGTAGCGGTTTGAGCGAAGATGAGAAAAAGAAATTGGCTGAGTTGGATGATACGAAAACAAAACTCACTGCGGCTGAATCCAAGCTGGCCGCTATCGAAGCTGACCAGGTGAAAACAAAACTAGCTCTTTGGACAGCTACGGTAGAAAGTCGCATCAAAGACTTGGTGGCGAAGGGAATCCCGCCGGCCATGTGCGAGCAGGCCAGGACGATCCTAATGGCTAACCCGGCCTATGAAACCACGATGATTAAGTTGGCCGACGGCAAGGAAGTCAGCATGGCGGATCAGGTGTTTGCTACGCTTGAAGCGCTGCCGACAGAACACCGGATCAAGATGGGGCAGCTTGGCGAGCAGACCAGCCCGCCGCCGGTTGACAGCCCGGAAGCCATTAAGAAAATGGCTGACGAGGATGTTAAGGCGATGGGCGGTAAAGTTACCGAAGACGGTAAATATGTAATATAGGAGGTATAAACAATGGCAAGGGACCCAAACGTACAAACCATCGAAACTTACGTTGATCGGAAGATACTGGCATATCCTGAAAGCGCCGGTCCGATAATCCCTGTATTGCTGACTGCTTCTCAGGGAGACCTGCAAAGCGGCAGAGTGCTGGGCAAAAACACCACTTCGGGCAAGTGGGAGAAATACACGGCGGCTGTAACTGCTACTCTGACCACCGGCGTGGTGGCAAGCAACAATGCCATACTCTGGACTTCCAAAATAGCAGGCGCCGGTGGTAACAGTGTGTCTGTCGCTTTGTTGAATAACGGTGCTTCTAAACCCCTGGCAATTCAGAAAGTCGAAGCTGCATCAAAAGACATCGAGATTCAACTTGCCACTGATGCTGGCAGTGCTATCACCAGCACGGCGGCGAATGTAATTGCGCTGGTAAACGAGGACCCGGACGCCTCTGAGTTGGTTACTGCGGCCAACGCTACCGGTTCTAATGGCACCGGTGTGGTAGCGGCTGTGGCCCAGACTGACCTGGCCGGCGGCGCTGACGCAAATGTAACCCCGGCAGCGATTCTGGCTGAAGAAGTGCCGAACTCGACCACTGACTTAAACGTGGATGTCTACCTGGGCGGGGTGTTCTACACATCAAAACTGACCGGTATGGATGCGGTGGCTAAAGCGGCTATGTTTGCTCGTGATGTTGCGGATGTTACCGTTGTGCCGGTATAACTGAAAGGAGTGTGAGATAAGTGAACCTGACTTTCCCAACGACACAGGAAGTTACTCATATCGTCAGAAACCGGGTGGTAGACCCGGCGAAGTTTATTGCCCGGAGCTTCTGCCCGGTTGTGCCTGTTTACGCTGAGGCTATAGAATATGACGTAATTGGTGCCAGCCTGGGCATGACCAGGGCGCATAACGTGGGCGCTGATCCTAAACTGGTGGAACTGCCCGGACTGGACCGTAAACGCATGGGTACCGGGTATTGGAAAGAGACCTACCGCATCAACGAAGCTGAATTGCTCTATGCCCGCAGAGAGGGCACATATAACCAGCGGGCCGGGCGTGACCTGGTTGTGCTGAGGTCGAAGCAGCAGGACGATAGACTGGAAAGCCGTATCGAATGGCTGGCCTGGCAGCCGATTACCGCCGGCCAGCTTGCGGTTGATGAAAACGGCGTTAAGTACACGGTTGATTATAGTATTCCTGCGGGGAACAAGCCTACGCCTGCTACTTTGTGGTCGAATACTACTAATGCCGATCCGGTGGCAAATATCACGGATTGGCTATTACTCTATCGTGGTACCGGCGCTCGTGGCGTGACTGCTTACTTCAACATGAAGGTGGCCGGCTACCTGGCGCAGAACGCTAAAATACGTGACCTGCTGAAAAATACCCAGTATGCTCAGTTTATGAGCGCAAGTAATGTGGCGGGAGCTTTAAAACTTCTATTCCCGGAGCTTGAGTTCGTAGTTTACGATGAGGGCTATGCGGATGACGCGGGCACTTTTTACCCGTTCATTCCGGACGACAAGTTCATCATCCGGGGCGAGGGCATGGTCGGTGAAAAGCTGATGGACTTCGCCAGCACGATCAGCTTACATAACGGTACACTGGAAAACCCGCAGCCAGGCAAGTTCGCTGTTGTGGAAGATAAAACAGCCAATACCAAGAACCCATACCTTGACTTGACCGTGGGCATCTATGGCATACCCAGGGTGTTTCATCCGAACTGGATTATAATCGCTGATGTTGCTTAAAAGCAGGTGATGGTATGTACACTACGATTGATTCTGTCCGGGCGCTTTGTAAGTTGATTGACTGGACTGAAATCGACAATTCCGAAGTAACTGAGTTCATCACCAAAGCGCAGCAGCGGATTGATGGGCGGCTGAGGGTGCTGTACCAGGTTCCTTTGGCCGACCCGGTACCGGATATAATACAGAGCATAGCGGCTGATATGTCTGCATCTTTTGTGCTCGATAAGCATTACTCTGAGCGGATGAAAGACCAGACGACGCTGTCGGAAGTGTATTACCGCCGTGCAATGAGGGACTTAGAAGCGGTGATTGAAGATAATCTGCTTGCCGGGGTTGCCGGAGTTGTGCTGGTTACCCCGCCGGCGGCAACAACCAGGCCGGCGCTTAGAAGCACGACGGAAGCGTTAAAAGCAGATGCAACCGGCGCCCCGACGACAAGCCCGATTGAGGATGTGCTTGCCAAATGGTGACCAGAATAGATGTCGAGTTCGAGGGCCTGGACGAAGTCCGAAAGAAGCTTACGGACATGGCCCGGCGCGGGCGTGATTTATCGGCGCCGTTGGGCCGGGCCGGGGAAATTATCTACGGTTCGGTAATCCGTAATTTTGAAGAAGAAGGCAGACCGAAATGGGCGCCACATAGCTCGCTAACTCGCCGGGTTATGGATTACAGCTTCATGGAGAAGGCTGCCGGTGCGAAGCGGTATCAGAAAGCAAAAAGATGGAAAACAAAAGAGGTGGCCAGGGGGCATAAAATTCTCCAGGTGTCGGGTGACTTGAGAAAGTCTATTATGATTGATGTGGGAAAAAATGAAGTGCGAATCGGTACCTCGGAAATCTATGCTCGTATCCATCAATTCGGCGGGATAATTAAGCCGAAGCGGGGCCGGTTCTTATGGATACCGGTACGTTTCGGCAGGTGGATCCCAATTCGTCAGGCGAAGATACCGGCCAGACCGTTTTTGATGATTCAGAAAGAGGATGAGGAACCGATTATCCGGGTGTTTCGTGATTGGATAATGGAGGAAGTCAGAAGATGACGCAGATAGATGAGATTTTGGACAGGATTGTTGAATTGCTTGAGGCTTCTCCCAGCCTTAGCTCAGTGAAAAAATGGCATAAGGTGGACGGCATGATCCCGGCGGTTCATCCCTGTGGTAGTGTTAGCCCGGTGCAAGAAGATTTTGAGTTAATCGCTAAATCTGGCGGAAACAACTACAAAACGACTACCAGGTTTGTTATTTACGTTTATCTGCAGCACGCCAACTCGGAGACCGGGGAGCAGCAAATAAGAGAGCTGGCACATAATGTCAGGCTTGCGCTACCGGTGGATAAATTGGTCAAAGTTAATAATGTTTTGGGCGGTCATATTTACAGCATCAGATATATGACAATAGATGCCAGTTCTACTTCGCTTTTACATGCTGCTGAAATAAATTTACACGTTAATTATGTTCTGGATTAAAACCATAAAAGGAGCTGATTTGAATGCCTGCGGTAACTGGAATCAACTTTTTGCTGAAAGTCAATACCGGTACTGAGGGGGCGCCGGTCTGGACAACTGTCGGCGGCCAGCGTGACGGCACCTTAAGCCTGGACAGCGACGGTATCGACGTAACCAGCAAAGACAACATGGGCTGGGCGGATGAGATTGTGGGGAATAACTCCTGGAGCATGGACTTCGAATCACTGCTACTTGAGGACGATGCAGCGTTTTTAGAGCTTGAAGATGCCTACATGAGCCGGTCGCTGGTGCAAGTCAGGTTCAGCACGCCGGCGGGGAAAACCTACACCGGCAAGGCACGTGTAACTTTAGAAATAAGCGGGCCGCATGATGATATGCTGACACTGTCCGGTACTCTAACAGGCGCCGGCGCTCTGGTGAAAGCGTAAGGAGGAATATGAAAAATGGCGACGTTAAGTAAATATGTAGTTGATCTGGATGGCGGCAAACCTACCTTTGTTGCTGCTACGGCTGGTGGGGATGACTTCATTAATTCAGGCAAGGATTTCCTGGTGGTTAAAAACGGCGGCGCCGGGAATATAAACGTGACGATAGATTCAGTTGCGCTGTGCAGCTATGGTTTTGATCACAATTTAACAGTTGCAGTAGCAGCCAGTGGGGAAGAATGGATTGGGCCTTTCCCGAAGGCCAGGTTTAATGATGAGAATGGCAAAGTAAATGTAACGTATTCTGGCGTAACATCAGTAACGGTAGCTGTTGTTGAATTACCGTAAGGGGGATAATGATGCCGAGAAGTAAAGTGGTAACGATAAACGGCAAGCAAATCACTGTCAAAGAACACAAGATTAAGGAGCTTCGGGAGGAAGTAATTCCGAAGCTCTCTATTGTTATGGACGCCCAGGAATTAGCCGGCAAGGGGATAAAAGATATGGTGCCGGTATTTGAAGCTAAGATAGCTGAACTCTTCCCGGAAGTAACTGAAGCTGACGTTGACGAAAGTTATCCCTCTGAGGTCGAGGCTTTAATCGAAGCCTGGGTGGAAGTAAATTTTACTGGACTAAAGAAAATATACAAGCCGCTGCTGTCTTTAGCGCAGATGGGTATAGCCAAATAACTATTCTGCTGGGCCGGGAGTTCGGCTGGAAGCCGGCTGATTGGCTGGAAATGACAGTAAGTGAGCTTGAGGATATTCTGAAGCATTTAACTGAAATCCGGGAAGCTGAGGAATACCAGGAGTGGCACCGTTTTGCTTTTCTTGCCTCGGTGGTTGTGAATGTGAACCGGGGCAAAAAAGGCAAGCGGTTTAAGCCGGAGGATTTTATCGGCAAGCCGCCGTGGGAGAAACAAAAGAAGAAGCGGCCTGCTCTGAGTGCCGAAGAGCGGCGCCGGGAATTGGATGAACTGAAACGGATGTTGGGAGAGATTTAGACAGAAGTTATTTTTCTCCAGCTTTTTTTATTACCACGAGATAATGACTTGTGACTTCAGGTATAGTTATGGGCGCACCAGTCCAAGGCGTATAGGTCTTGAGTCCTTTTACAGTGCCCCATATTTCTACAGTATCATTTTCTAATACACGGCCGGCGTTATCTTTTCGTGTAATATAAATAATCTCATTGGCGGAAATAAACTCACCAGGTTTTAATTTTGCAATATTTATCCGGAGCACTGGTGGCGATTCAATAACCTGAATTACGGTACCAACATAATGTACCTCATGTCCGATAAGTTGTTTTGCGTTGCGAGCCAAATCATCATAAGGAATTTCAACGGCTGAAGCCATGATTTCATCCAATGACGATGTTGGCACGGAAGATTGGTTATTTGCCAGACCTGGTATGATAACAAAAACAATAAATGCGGCTATAAGCCAAAACCACCAACGCTTAAAGATTGATTTTTTTGATTTTCTTATTTGGTTTTTCCACATTATAGGTTTCGCTTCATGAATTGTATCAAGCAACCAATGTCCGCATTCTATACAATGCTTGGCTGACGGTGAGTTGGTAGCTTTGCAGGCAGGACAGGTATAACCATCTGCTCTGTGATTCACTTCATCACCCCTGTCAAGATGATACCATTATTTATCTAATTCGTCACTTGATTTGAGAAACTTAAGCGGGGTAAAAAACTATGAAAGTCGGCGAACTTTTTGTTGTGCTGGGGCTCGATCCGAAAGAATACCAGCAGGGCCTGCGTAAAGCTGAAAGAGATTCTGAGGTATTTGCAAAAAATGTTAAGAAGAATCTCTCCAGCATAGGTGAGGGACTAAAAAAAGCCGGGCAGAATCTTTCGCTTTTTTTGACTGTGCCTCTGGCTCTGGTTGGACGCAACATGCTGAAGATGGCATCGGATGCAGTCGAAAGCGAAAATCTATTTGAAATTTCGATGGGTAATATGGCGGATGCTGCCAGACGATGGAGTGATGAGCTTAGCAATGCCTTAAAGCAAAATAGATATGAAATGCGATCAAATCTTGGTTTGTTCAATTCCTTCATCATGAATATGGGATTTGGTGAAAAATCGGCTTATGACATGGCCAGGGCATTGACAATGCTTGGCTATGATCTGGAATCCCTGTACGGTGCTGCTCTACATCTGACACGAGAACAAGTTTTTGAGAAGCTAAGAAGTGGCTTACGCGGAGAAACAGAAGCAATAGAAGTTTTCGGCGTTAATTTATTGGAAGCCAATGTTAACAATTATGCTTATGCCCATGGGATTGCTAGTGTCGGTAGCCAGCTATCAGAAACCCAAAAAATAATGGCCAGATACGGAATTATCATGGAAAACACTCGTAAGGCGCATGGTGATTTGGCCAGAACGATTGACAGTCCGGCGAATGTCGCAAGAGCAAGGGAAGCTAAACTTGCTGAAGCACAGGTTGAGGCGGGGAAAAGTCTTCTTGAGATGTCAAAAAAGATTAACCTTGCCTTGGGCAGGTTGGCTGAGATGTTTCTTAGGCTTCCTCCAGGGATGCAGTCAGCGGTGGTTTGGATGGGTGTGCTTACTGCTGTAGTCGGTCCATTGTTTTACGGATTAGGAATGTTGTTGCTTGTCGGGCCAAGGCTTCTGGTTTTCTTTAGGGGGTTTTCTTTGGCCGCCATTGCCGCAAAAGCAGTAAATCTGCTTAAACTGGCCGTTCAAGGGCTATTCTTTGTTTTAACGAAAAACCCCATTGTAGCGGCGGTTATGATTATTGCTACTGCCCTGCTTGCTCTGGCTATGTCAAGCAAAACAGTTCGAGATTGGCTTGACCAGGTAATAGCCCGGTTGCGTGCACTGGCAGGAATGGATTATAGCCCTCCAGCAATGAAGGGTGCAGATCCTTCCAAACTTACTGATGTTTATGATGAGTATCTAAAAAACTTAGCCGGAGTAGCTGACGGTACCAAGGACGCCAAGAAAGAGACTAAAAAATTCCTGGCTGCCTTTGATGAAGTGTATCAAGTCAGTGAAGATACCGGCGATGCCCTGAGCGATTTGGGGGATATGTTTGGCGGTATAGGGAAAATACTTTCGCCGCCTGATGCCGGTGAACCCCCCGGAGCGGGAGGCGGTATCAAATTACCGGAGATACCGACAGCCATACCGCCGGTTACATGGCCCGGAATCACACCGCCACCGGGAGCGGTAGCGGAAGTTTTTGAGACAGCTCTCGAACGAATCAGACAGGCTGTAATGCAACCGATTCTAGTAACGGCTTTACCAAGATTAATTCCGCAGCCTGAAACCATTCCTGCGTGGGAATATGTTTTACAACGAATTAAAGAATTATTACTACAGCCGTGGCCTGTGGTGCCTTTACCTGTGTTGACGCCGGCGCCGGGCCTCATACCGCTTTGGGAAAATGCTCGGCAAGGGGTATCCACGGCCATAGACTGGATAAAACAAAAAGCTTCTGAATTCAAACTTCCGGATTTGGCGCCGTTACCGGCTTGGGTTCCATCGTGGCAAACAGTAACAGCAGGGATTGTAGCTGCTTGGCAAGCTGGAAAGGATAACCTGAGTAAACTTACTCAAGATACATGGAATACCATTAAGTCACATTACGATCAGGCAAAAGAATTTGTTTCTCCAGGGGTACAAAACGCCTTATCCTGGATAAAGCAGATGTGGGAGGGTCACAAAGGGGAAATCTTAGTGATAGCCGGTCTAATTGTTGTTGGTATTATAGCTGCATTTGCCGGCCTTCCGGCTTCGGTCATAGCCGCAGTAGCAGTTCTTTTGCCACGGTTCGGGACGTTTTTACAATCCCTTTTGCCAAAAGTTTCTCAGTTTATACCCCAGGTTGTCGCATTTTTTGCCGGTTTACCGGGTAGAATCATCAATTCTTTAGCGACACTGATCCCCCGGCTCGGTCGAGAAATTTTCAGCTATTTGCCGGGTGTAGTACAGAAAGCAATAGATAAGATACCAGGTATTTTTACAAATCTAATCCCCAAGGCACTGCAGTGGGGAAAAGAAATTATTTCAAATCTGATAAATGGTATCAAATCTATGCATATACCAATGCCACACATAAACGTGACGGCAATAGCTCGTAGAATAACAGAAGGGTTAAGCATTCCCATACCGCAATTTGCTGTGAACTGGTACGGCGAAGGCGGTATATTCACCAAACCCAGCGTGATCGGCGTCGGTGAGCGTGAAGATGAAGCAGTTTTGCCTCTTAGCAAGCTCAATGAACTTACCCAGCGGGGCAACGGAGATATTCATTTACACGTCGGAGTGTTGGTTGCGGATGACCGGGGATTAAAAGAACTCGAACGACGGCTAAAAAGTATCCGTTTTTCTGAAGCGGCACGGGGGGCGATGACGTAATGGCTTTAATCGTCGGTGGCGTGACGGTCAAAACTCCCCATGAGATGCCGATTGAAAAATATAACCTGACCAAATCCGGCAGGGTGACCAGCGGTAAAATGACTATGGAACTGGTTGCCCAAAAGCGGAAGCTGAACTGCAAGTACAATGCTATCCGGGAAGATGATCTGCAGGTAATCTTAGATAAAGTTTACGACCCTGTGAATATGTTTTTCTCTGTGACTTACGATGATGCCGGGTCTCCCCACACGATGACCTGTTATGCCGGTGCCATCAAAGGGGAACCGTTTCGGCAAGATATTGATGGGATTTGGATTTGGAAGGATGTTGAAGTGGCTTTAATTGAACAGTGAAGGTGATAATATGATTCCTGTTTCAGATGCATACGAAGCAGCAATAAATGCAGATCAGCGACACATTAAACCTCTGGTTATTTTTGACTTCGCGAATGAGTGGGGATTTCCTTTTGTCTCGGTGGTGGCAACATCGCAATATGATGAAACGACGCCGCCCGAGCAAGCTGTAAACGGCAGATTCAGACCGGGAAACTATGTTTCTGATGGCTATGCTCCAAATGTTCTTCGGCAGCCGGAAAAAGGCTGGTGGAGCGGACAGGTAGCAGATGCAAACGGATATTTAGCTACTGCCGAGGTATTGGAAATAGAATATGCGGAACCGGTTAAATCGGGGAATTTTTGGGTGGTAGGGCAGGAAGGCATTCCAGGACCAACAGAAATTTTTTCGCATATCGCCACCACTCAGGCCGACTTTCAGCAGGGTACATTGGACGGTGTTGTGGCTACTGTTGATGGAAACATAGAACTTGCGCTATAGGTGGAAGAAATGAAAACATATATTGTTACTCTCGTCGGCAATAAAAAAGGCGAAATCAAGCCAGACAGAACAGCAGCCGGTTACAAGCATACTAAAAAAGTGCGTAGCGCCGTAGCCAAAAAGCTCAAGGGAAGGAAAATCAAACACGAATACAAACATGCCCTGAACGGTTTTGCCGTTGAATTAACTGATGAGGAAGCAGCGGAACTCAGAAAGAATCCGGATGTGTTATCAGTTGAAGAAGACGGTATTGTGGAGATATGTATTGTTCAAGAGAACCCGCCTTGGGGCCTGGATCGGATCGACCAGAGAGATTTACCATTAGACGCAAAATATAGATATGCGCTTACTGGCGCGGGGGTTAATATTTATATTATCGATACCGGTATAGACTACACTCATCCAGAGTTCGAGGGTAGGGCCCTGTTCGGGTATGATCATTACGGGGGGGATGGCAGTGATCCACATGGTCACGGTACACACGTGGCCGGTACTGTGGGCGGCAAAACATATGGAGTGGCGAAGAGTGTCACGCTTTACTCCGTGAGAATACTTGAAGCATCCGGTTCCGGCACATACGCAGCGGTAATTGCCGGTATTGATTGGGTGACAGGCCACCACCAACCGGGAGTAAAGGCAGTAGCAAATATGAGTTTGGGCGGCAGTCCTTATGATCCTCTCGATAATGCTGTTAGAAATTCTATTATCGACGGAGTAGTATACTGTGTATCAGCCGGTAATGATAACCAGGATGCTGTTAATAAATCGCCGGCTCGGGTAGCTGAAGCGATTACGGTTGGGGCTACAGACAACACGGATACGAGAGCCAGTTGGTCTAATTATGGCTCAATAGTAGATTTATTTGCTCCCGGCGTTAATATTTTGTCGGCATTACCGGGCGGCGGTTCCGGTTTGAAAAGCGGTACTTCCATGTCGGCGCCTCATGCTACAGGCGTTGCTGCGCTTATACTCCAGAAAGGCATTGCGACTACTCCGGCTGAGGTTCGGGACACAATGGTAAATGCTGCTACGCCGGATAAAATAATCGATCCGGGCCAGAACTCTCCGAACAGGTTGTTGTTTCAATGGTTCCAGCAGGTTACGGGAACTTATACTTCACCGGTATTAAACATTTCTTCGTCGCTGGCGATAAAACAGTGCGGCATAAATTGGGAGGCAACAACCCCCGTTGACACTTCGTTGATTGTTGAAACAAATCTTTCGTTCGATGGTGGTTTTACCTGGGAGGGATGGCAAACATGTGCAAACAATAAAGAAGTCCCTGGAATTGGATTTGATAGTAATCTGAGTAATGCTCGATTAAAATATCGGGCTGTTTTAACAACAGAAGATGTTTTAGTAACTCCAAAGCTGCATGATGTGAGTTTAGAGATTAAAACATCAGGAGAAGTCGGTTTTCATTATCCTGTAAACTTTAAACTGGATGCTTTTACAGAAGGCGCTTGGATAACTATTGCGGATGTGATTGATAATACTTTATGGATGTGGTGCAAAAAACAAGGGACGATTGCATTTCAGAAACTCAAACTGACTGTAACCAGAGTCTGGCCAGGCAATTCACCGGCAAAAATCATTGAGTGCGGGGCTGTGACAACTGTTGTTTTTGCCCAGGAGGATGTAACCGAACTTCGTTTGCTTGAAGAAATAAAGGCCGAATCAAACAATCCGCTCGGCCGGGTATCGGCAAATGAGGCAACCGTGGGGTTAAGAAATGATCACAGATGGTTTGCGTCTTTGAATGATGCGAGTCCGTTTTATGGATTGCTGAAGCCAAAAGTACGGTTCAGACCGTATCTCGGCGTTGAGATAATGCCGCAGGATTGGGTTTTCATGAGCCCTGGATTGTATGCCCTTGCGCTTCGAGAGACCCCGGCTAGTGTTTTTGAATATATTCCGCTCGGTGTATTTTATTCGGGTGATTGGGCGGCACCGTCGGTAAATGTGGAAACAGCCCTGGCAGGTTATGACATGCTTTACGAAATTGGCGATAAGGAAGCGCCGATGCTGCCAGCACGTGTAGATATAACCGTAGCCGGGATGTTCAAGACGTTATTTGAGTCTGCAGGGCTAGTGCCGGGGCAGTATGAAATTGATAAGAATTTGAACCAGAAAATTCAAATCGGCTGGTTACCGAAAGGCAAAGTCCGGGAAGCTTTGCAGGTATTAGCTATTGCCGGTAATTGCAGTATTTCAGCAAACCGGTATGGAGTAATTCAAGTGAAAAGCAATTTCCAAAGCGGCGATCCGGTAGCTGTTATGACTGATAATGATCAGATCGTTGCCGCCGAGAACCCGCAGAAATATTTAGATACATATAATGTTGTGAAAATTAATTATAAACTGCCATACCTTAAACCAGCAGCTTCGTTGCTGAAAACGGAATCCCTGGTTATTCCGCAGGGCGGCGTAACACTACAAGACATGGAGTTCACCACCGGGCCGGTAGCAGTTGTTGACCAGGTGAAACTTATCGGTGCCGTGAATGCAGCAATAACATCTGTGCAATACGGCGCCTGGACGATGACTATTCAGATTATGAACACCGGGCCGGCGGAAACTGTTACTTTGGAGGTAATCGGCCAAGCCGTAGATATGATTAATTCCAATTATACTGCCCAAGATGGATTGGCTGTAGAGCTTTTTGGTCAAAAAGAACTAAAAATAGATAATTATTTAATTCAAAATTTTGATGTTGCAAGAGAGTATGCAATAGCGTTGGTGCAATTTACAAAAGACCCACAGGCTAATTTTCGTTTTGAAGTCCGGGGGAATCCGGCTGTAGAAGTTAATGACATCATTCAGATACGAGACCCGACGGATAAAATCGGTACGGTTGACATTGTGCCGGTTCGATTTTCTCTGGACTATGATGGGGCTTTAAGTGCTGTGATGGAAGCGAGAAAGCCAATAGTACCATACGATTGGGCTTTTGTAAGCCCGGGGCTGTATATATTTGTACCACGAGAGATAGCTAAGACTACTGAAGAATATGTTTTTATTTCGCCCGGATTGCCAATTTTGATAAGGAGATGATAAAATGGCTAGTTTGCTTCTCGACGATCAGGGTAGACCAATACCCCAGGTACAATCGGCAGATGGAGCATCCTTTACATCTTGGAAAGGAGAGAACAACGCTGGCCGGGTAACCGGCGACGTGGATCATGACATCGCTGATACTGGAAAGCCGGTAAAAATCGGCGGTAAGGCGGCTGATCCTGCGGCATTGCCGGCAGATGTGGCGGCAGCAGACAGAGTAAATGCGCTGTTTGATTTGAAGGGCCGGTTGTTTGTCAGGCAAGATCTGACCCCGACAGGAGCGGCAACTGCGGCGAAGCAGGATACCATTATAGGTTACATCGACGGCTTGGAGACTTTACTGACCGCCATCAAAGACACCGATGGCATAAAAAAGATAACAGATGCCATCGATGTGGCGGACAGGGCGGCCAGGCTTCTGGGGCATGTTGATGTAGACAGTTCGGCTTTGCCGACAGGGGCTGCAACTGCGGCCAAACAGGATACTGTTATAGGTTACATTGATACTTTGGAGACTTTACTGACCGCCATCAAAGATACTGATGGCATAAAAAAGATAGTCGACCCTCTGCCAGCGACGAACCAGGAAGGTACTGCTCTGGCCAGTGCTGCAAGAACGGCTACAATTAGTAGTGTGGATTTAGCGAATAATCATAAAAATGGCGTCCATGTCATTTTAGATGTTACGGCTATCACCACAGCTCCATCAATTACTTTGAAGATTGAAGGCAAATGCCCTGTTTCAGGAAAATATTACACTATCCTGGAAGGGGCGGCAGTGACCGCAGTCAGCACGAATATCTACAAAGTTTTTCCAGCAGCGACGGCCGCAGCAAATAGTGTAGCAAATGATATAATTCCCAAAACTTGGCGAATAACAGTAACACATGCGAATGCCGATTCAATCACATATTCCGTTGGATATTTTCTGATGTAGGTGATGTAAATGCCGGAACTCTACAGCAAAAACAAGCTGACGAACCCTTCCGCTGAGACCGGAGATACTGCCGGCTGGACTGCTTCTGGCGTTACTGTTGTTGATGGTGGCACAGACGGCGGCAAATGTTTTCGGCTCAATACATCAGCTGATATGTATCAAGAGCAAGCGTTCTCCGTACAGCCATCGGATTTTAAGATTGCAGCAGACTTCTTGCCTGAATACGAACAACCGGAAACTGAAACGGGTGTTCGAGCTTACTTGAAACTGGAATATGAATATGCAGACGGTATGGTTGATACTTTCATCCTGCCCTGCAGAATAGATGCGGTGATATGAAGTGGCAATAACTTGGGTTGAAGGAACATTGCAAAGTCTGGACGTTGAATGGCTCCATGTAGAAAACATTTGCGAAGTCCGGGATGTGGAATTGCTCAAAGTTCGGGTAAGCGGAATCACTGACAGCTTAAACGGCTATGGCTATTTCGACTTATTTCAATTATGCAAGAATCTGTTAAACGAGAAGATTACTGGCAATGAAACAATTTACCTGCCGCTTGATGAAGTCCCAGCGGGCGCAATAACAGAGATACCTGTTTTTGGTGCTGTCATCGAGGCGCAGATCGTGGCAGCGCACATAGTCCCGAAGACGAATATCACAGGTAATGATACAAATTACATGGCCTTGAAGCTGATTAATAAAGAAACCGGCACCGTGATTTGTACCAGGACTTTTTTGAACGGAATTAACGCTCCTGCCTATAAAGTGACCGATTTCGGGCCGGCAAACGAAACCAATGGAACGATCAACTTAGGACAAAGTGTCTCGTTTGTGAAAGAAGAAGTTGGGAGCGGGATGACTTTACCACAATCAATATTAGTAATTCAGTGGAACTTGAGGTGAGTCTATGGCGGTTTATTATGTAAGAACCGATGGTAACGACAGCAATCCCGGGACGGGACCTTCTACGACCCAAGCGTTTAAGACGATTCAAAAAGCCGCTAATGTTAGCTCCCGCGGGGACATAATTTATGTGGCGCCGGGCACTTATAACGAAAGTGCTTATTTTGCGCATGTTTATCACGGCAGTACAGGTTTTGGCAACCCTACCCAACTTATCGGAAATACTACCGGGTCGATTTTCGGAACGGTGCCGGGAGGGAAGATTAGAGCAACCCTTATAACTACAGACGGTTACACATCCGAAGGTAACCCGAAACAATACACTCACCTAAGAGTATATAACTTTACCGGAGAATTTAAAAATCGTAACCCATCAGGCACTGGGTCAGCTGATAATCGAATAGATTGTTATAATTGCGACGGCACTTTTCAATCAATATTTAGTTACTATGGTAATTCTCGGCCAAACTATATGTATTGCTATAACTGTGTTGCATACAACGTTGAAAATGGATTCCAAGGCCACGACGAAACTTATAAAACCGGCTATATGTATTGCTATAACTGTATTGCTTACAATTGCACTTATGGATTCAAGGGAGTGTCAACATTAACTTACTGGTATGCTGAAAAATGCAATACTTATCTTTGCTCTTACCCTTTTACCAACATCCAGCAAGTAAGCTGTACGAGTGTTGACCCGAAATTTATCGACCCGGCGGCTGATAATTACCGTGTAGCTGCTGACAGCCCTATGATAAACGCTGGTATAGGTGTAGCAGACAGGCTAACTGATCCGGATGGTGTTCCCTGCCCGCAGGGAAGCGCTCACGATATCGGCGTTTATGAATTCGCTCGTGGTGTTACAAAACCTGTTATTACGGCACCTGTCAAAAAAGCGTACGGTTGGCCGTTTGAATATGTCAAAGGGCTTATTCCCTCCGCTTTGTCTGTTGACGGCAGTCCGGCATATGTGCAACTCAGAGTTATGATTTCGGAAAACCCCAACATGACCAGCCCGGTGCAGGATTGGAATTCCATTGATCACCGAACGAAGTTCGAGTTCTGGAATGGCTCCTCATGGCAAACCTGGCCGACCGGCGGCGTGGGCAGCGCATATTGGGGCAATGAGTTTAGATGCGCCGTTCCGCCGCTGTTAGATTACGATAAATTTTATTACACCAGGGTTTACTCTGCAGTCGAGTAGGTGAGCTAAATGGCAGTTGACTGGAACGGTAAATATGTTACATACACAAATATCATTATGGCGACAAGAACATCATATTCCTTCCCCTTTTCAGATTTAATGATGTTCGGAATGCAATCTTTTACTGAAAAAGCGACAATTTTAGATGAGAAAGCAGCCTGTGCAAAGCCGGTAATATCACTGATTTCGCCGATACCGACGGCGAAGTTTCCCGAAGAATTGGGTGAACTTGATTGGCGGTTGTGCTTTAAGATCCAGGCTTATGTGGATGAGGCAGGCACTCAGTTAATTAGCACTGTTGACAGCAGTGTAAACTCGGAACTGTTTCAGTATAGTTTTGATAACGGCTTGACCTGGCGAGATTTTCCAGCTAATGGATTGCCAAAAGAGCAATACGGTGCTTTGGTCCGGGCCCGGGTCGAAATAGGGCCAAGGAAACAGGTATGGTTAAAAGCAAGCGTCGGAGCAGAGGATACATAACGTTGAAAGGAGATGTTTTTCTATTGGAGCAATCAAATCTTATTATGCAGGGAGGGGCATTGGCAGTTGTGCTGATGCTTTTTGTTTTTGTGGTAAAGTGGTTGACTTCTTCAGTAGACGAGATGAGAAAAGCAAACCATGAAGAAACAGTAAAATTCACGCAGTTGGTTGAGAATCACCTGATTCATAGCATTGAAGCGCAGAAGGAGTTAAAGGAAGCTATCTATTGTCTGAAAGACCAAATCTTAAGGGGGTACTTAAGGGGGTAGTTGATTATGTTGAAAACGGAGTGTGCTTACTGTGGAGCAGAACTCGAATGGGATCAAGGCCTGTTTGCGAGTGGCAATACTGGTGAGCCGTATTGCGAAGAATGCAGTCGCGAGGAGGTTTAAAAGGTATGCTGATTTATCTTGACGCTGGTCATTCCCCCAACGGACATCCTGATCCGGGGGCTGTGAGCAAAGGGTTGAGGGAAGCCGACATAACCGGCGCCATAGTTGATAAGTTAATTAATAAGTTATCTGTTTTCGATGTGTGGGTAAAGCAAACCTCCAGGGGTTCGCTTCGCTCCAGAACCGAAGAAGCCAATAACGAAGAAGCACAGTTTTTTCTCTCGGTGCATGTAAATGCCGGGGGAGGAACTGGGTTTGAAAGCTATGTGCACACTTCGGCTTCTTTGCTCACCAGAAAGTTGCAGCAAACGATTCATAATAAATTTATGCAGTTGATAAATGAGGCTATAATGTCGCCGTCTGATGGTATGCTCTACAGCTATGGTGTCAAAGACCGGGGTATGAAACAGGCTAACTTCGCTGTGCTCCGGGAAACTAAGATGCCCGCCGTGTTGGTAGAGATAATGTTCATCGACAACCAGAATGATGCCGAACTGCTGCGCAAACCGGCTTTTCTGAATGATGCGGCTGACGCCTTGTGCTCAGGATTGGTGAAGGCGTTCGACTTGAAGTACAAACAGACACCTAAACTTGTTTGGGACCCAACAACTGAAATTGAAAAGCTGCGTGCGGCCGGCCTGATTAACGCTCCTCACCACCCGGCAGACACTGTTCTGTGGGGTGAGTTTGCAACGGTCATGAACAGATTGAGAGGTGGTTAATATGTGCCCCCGAAGCCGGAAATCAAGAAGTACCCCATTAAGGTGAGGGCTCCAGAGTTCATCCGGACCTACGAATATACAAGAGAGACCGGACTTAGAGAGATCAACAAAGCACAATCACGAAGTATTGCTTTCAGACAGCGATTCCAAAAAATGTATAACGAACTCATATTGGTATTGAAAAAACAAAAGGGGTGACAAGATGGAGAACCAAATCATATACGGTGTGGCAATAGTACCATTGATCATTGCCGCTGTAGGCTTGCTCAAGCAGGCAGGTCTACCATCAAGGTATGCTGGCCTGGCAGCAGATTACTTTTACTGTGCCGAATGATGCGGTTTCGGGCCCGGTAAAAGTTCGGCTGACCACACCCGATCCGCCGGGTATCAGAGACTCAAACGTCATCGGCCTCGAAATCTACGAAGCAGAACCAACACCGGGTATCGGCCTGGAGTTTTATGTTTGCGACAAAGATAACCCGGCTAGCGTACTTGCTCTACTGGACGGAGCAAAAAGCAAATCGTTCCAGATGCTTTTGAACAGCCCTGGCGGTGGTAAGTTTATTATCAATCGCAGAGATGCAAAAGGCGGTGATCGGACACTTATTACCGATGGCAACTATATTTCCTGCAAGATTGACGGGATTGAATATTTTAAGTGGATTATCGAGGCTCGCCGGCCAACCTATATTGTCGAAGGCGACGCGTCCGCAGAATGGATTGAAGTCACCGGCAGAGGCGTGCTGGCCGTCCTGGAGCGTGCCGTTGTGTATCCCGAAGGAATGCCGACGCCTTCAAGTTTAGAGCGCACATGGGAGGCTGTGCATGCTGCCGCTATTTTGAAAATTCTCATCGAGGAAGCGCAGGCCAGGGGCGCATTGACCGGCGTGGTGATAGACTTCACGGCCAGTGAAGACAGCTTGGGCAATCCTTGGGATGACAGTACGGACATCAGCTTCCATGCCGGGACGCCGCTCCTGGGCGTTATTGAGAAACTTTGCGAGGGTATGGGAATCTTCGATATAGAAATGACGCCCGGCCTGAAACTAAAGGCGTACAAAAACCAGAAAGGTATCGATAAAAGCGATACTATACGCTACCGCCCGGCGCAAGGTTTACTAAGCCATCAGAACCACAGCGATGCTGCGAAGATAACCAATATTCTATTGGTGGAAGGCGAAAGCGGCAGTATTGTCGAGGTTGCTCATCCGACCAGTCCTGGCGTCTGGGGACGCCGTGAAGGTTATCTGCAGGCCCGGAATGTGCCGGACGATGTAACACAACTGCAAAATTACGGCAATATGATGCTGAAGGATTCCGCTGACGCAGAATGGGGTATTCAGGCTGAGGTTGACTGGTGGCCGTACGAGCCGTTTGAGGATTATCAGCTTGGCGATTGGCTCTGGGTGACGATACCGCCAGCCGGTAGCGATACAACTGGCTTTGACGGCAAGTTGAGGGTGAAGGGTTTTACCGTTGAAGAGGACGACGAGACAGCACATCTGACGGCCACGCTGGAGCTGAACAATATCATTCTGGAGCGGCAAATCAAAATAGCACAGCTTGTTGAGCGCCTGGCGATGTATTCGACTGGTGACTCTGTGTTAAGCAGCCCAGCAGAAAAGCCGCCTGCGGGAATTGACCACAACCACGACCATGGGACGCTAACCGGACTGGGTGATGATGACCATGCGCAATACTATAATGAGGCCCGGCACACCGCTGATCCTCATACTTCTGTGCCACGGGTAAGCAGTTTGAAGAAGTCCGGGGCAACGGCGCTGACCGGAGATGTGACTCTTGTCGCCGGAACCAACGTTACGCTGACGCAGAATGACGGGGCTAAGGAGATTACGATTGCGGCTGCTGGGGGTGGGAACGGAGGAGGTAGTCCTGTTGTAAACCAGGCATATACTGACGATTTCTCCGGCGACATTAACTATCTTATTTGGCGTGAAGAAGGCAATATTTATGCAGATATTGTTTCCGAATTTTTAAAATTATATGCGATGTTTACCAACTCTTGGGATAAACAGTTCGTTTGTAATCATCGTTGGGAGCGGTCAAATAAAGCCTGGGTAGCGGTTTTAAAAGTTAGGATTGCCGCGGTCAGTAATAACCAATGGATGCTTGGCTGGCGAAGAGGTGGGCACCTTAATGGAAATGTTTATTATACCTGGCACTATGCCGTGTTTCTGGACAATGGAATCTTGGGCATTTATGAAGACGGCAACAACAGAAACAGTAATGTCGGTAGTTATTCGGCAGATACAGACATCTGGTTTAGGTTAACTCTAAAAGTATCAGGTGGCTGCTTATACGAAAGAAGCGACGACGGCACAAACTGGAGTACTATTTATAACTCTGACTACGGAACAATAGACAGATTGGGTATAGGCTTTACTGCTTACAACTATAATGCAGTTATAACTGTGAAAAGCATTTCGGTAACTTAAACTCATAATATTGTAAATAGATTCGTTCGATGGTGTTATGCGCTTGAGTAGTAATAGTTAACCGAATTTGTGTAGCGGGGTGATTGCACTTGATAGATATTTATATGTTCAAAAAACTTTTCTGGTGGCTTTGTCGTCGCGGGTCGCTAAACGACCCAGTTAAATTCGGCGAAAAAATAGTAATTATTAAAAATAACAGGAGGCTAACAAAATGAAAAATTTTAATGCGTTGCTCAACAGAAAATGGAAAGGTCTCGTTGTTGCAGTACTTGAAGACACCGAAGGTAACAAAAGAATAATCGAAACCAAAAACCTGGTTACTACCGCAGGTGATATTTATTATGCTCAGAAAGCCTGCGGCGAGACCCCGACGAATGCTTTCGCTAACTGTGTGCTTGGTTCTGCTGCTGTCGCCCCTGCCAAAACATCTACCTATGACAACATTACTCCGATTGCTGGCAGTAATAAGGCAAAATCTACGGGTTATCCAAAATCAAATGATCTAGACGCTGATAACACTGGTAAGGCCGCTGATGCTATTACCTGGAAATTTGAGTGGGCGGCGGCTGATTTCAACCATACTGCGATTACCGAGGGCGTTATTACGATTGCCGCTCCTGGCGCTGGCAGCCCCGTACTGTCTCATTTTCAGTTCACCAGTTTTGCCAAGGCCAGTACGGATACACTAAAACTGTATGTGAACCACACGGTTGAGGGGGTCTAGTCTATGCCCTGGACGCCTTCTGAGCGCAACTTCGATGGTGTTCAATTCGATAAGCTGCGAAAAGTAATTGATGCGAAGTTCAATGCATTACATGATGAGTTAAGCGATTGTTATTACAACAATAAACCATTTCGTACTTTTGGTACGCTGACTAAAGCGCAGTTTGATAAACTGCACGGTCTGCTGTTCTGGATACGTGATGTAAAATTCCATGAGGCTAATTTTGCTCAAGCTATAACTAACCGAATTCCAGAAGAAAAATACAATGACATTCTTGATGATGCTGGAAACGTAATCAATAAGAAGTCAACAATTGCCGCAAGCTTGATAACTGATTTGAAAAGCAAGAATGCAGTGTTGAAGACAATTATTGATAAAATTGAGCAGGAATTGGCTTAAAGTTGGTGTTTTAAATGGCTATAACTTATATAACGCCAGTTGAGGTTACACCAGGGACTGCTAATGCGTGGGTGGACGTTGATGTGTCTGCCCATGTGCCAGCAGGCGCGACAGGTGTGATATTGCATTGTGTACATGCTGCCATTGACCAGGTCTTTGGCCTTCGCAAAAATGGCAGTACTGATAATCGTACTATACTTATGATGGGTACTCATCTTTGGGGCGCAATAGGGATTGATTCTAATAGATCTTTTGAGGCTTACATATATAGTATTACCGATGCTGATATTTATCTGGTTGGTTATTTCCAATCAGAGTCTGTATTTTTCACCAACGCCCCAGATAAGTCGCTTACTTCAGTTGGGGCTTGGATAGATGTTAATATTTCTGCTAATACTGGCGCAGATACCGCAACTGGGGCGGTTTTTGAAATGGTAGGAGGCGGTGCGGACGGTTTCGGCTTTCGCAAAAACGGTAGTACTGATAATCGTACCCAATATAACAAACACGTTTTTGCGGTTATCGGTGTTGATAACAATGAAGTCTGTGAGGGGTATGTAGCTTCTACAAACGTGGATTTCTTTTTAGTTGGCTATATAAAAACTGGTGCTGTATTTAATACCAACGCTTCTAACTTAACTCCAGGTACATCAAACTCTTGGGTTGATCTTGCTGCATTGCCTGGCGAAGCATCGGGGGGCTTTATTGAGGTTATTAATGATAGCTATAGCGCTTATGGCTTTCGCAAAAACGGCAGTACTGAAAATATTACAAAAGCAGTAAGAAATCACGCTTGGGGTATAGTTGAATGTGATGCTAATAGTATTATCGAGGGCTATCGAGATCAACCACAATTCTTTTTAGTCGGTTATTCTGTAAAACCTCCTATCGTAAAAATAACCACCGAAACAGCTAATATCCAAGAGGCTAAAAAATATAATAAAGGATTCTTTAAAGCCATAGTTGAAACAATAAACTTCCCCGAAACTAAGAACAAACTGATGTTTTTAACCAGGATAGTTACTGAAACCCTCAATGCTCAAGAAGCTAAGAACAGGCTAATGAATTTGCTGAGGGTACTAACTTCGTCTTTAAATATTCAAGAACAAACAATAAAAGTTTTAAGTATACTTAAGATTATAGCTGAGACAGTTAATTTTTCTGAAGCTAAAACCAAGGTCTCAAACATTGTCAGAACCAGGACGGAGAGTCTAAACCTATCTGAAGCTAAGAACCATATTCGTGGTTTGATTAAAAACATTACTTCCACACTAAACCTTAATGAAGCTAAAATTAAAATACTTGGTCTGCAGAGAGTCAAAAACGAAACTGTGAATATTCAAGAAAGCAAAATAAGGTCGGTCGGATTGATTAGAGTAATCAGTAATGCTGTCAACCTATCCGAAGTTAAGAATAAATTGATGGCTTTGGTCAGAATTAACACGGAAATGTTAAATTTTGCCGAATCTAAGATAAAACTAAGTAATCTGCTCAGGCTTGTGAACGAACAATTAAGTTTACAGGAAATTAGGATAAGAGTTTTAGATTTAGTTAGAATAAAAACGGAATCTTTAAATATACAAGAAATAAAAACCCGTATTGTTGGTCTGTTACGAATAAAAGTAGAGAATTTACAGATAGTTGAAGCTAAGAATTATATTCGTGGTTTGATTAAGATTGTTGTAAATCAACTCAATGTTTCTGAGCAAAAAATAAGAATTATCGGTTTAGTGAAAACAGTTCAAGAACAAATAAAGTTACAGGAACTTATAAATAAAGCCGTGAACATAAGACGCATAGTTGTAGAATCTGTAAATGTTATTGAAGTTAAAGTTAAAAACACGGGTTTAATAAAGGTAGTCAATGAGACTAAACGAATTATTGAAATAATTTTTAAGTTTGTTAAGCGTCCGAGGCGACCCAAGATAACCGTGGAGGAGCTCGGGGCAAAGATAACCGTGGAGGAGCTCGGCTGATGAGTGTGAATATACAACAAAGCATATCTATTAAGGTACTTGTTGGTCAAACAAAAAAATACCAAGTGAAGTTTTATGACTTCAGTGATAATTTAGCTGATCCAGCAGAGGCAATTGCTAAGATTTATAATGCCCAAAAAACATTGCTTGAGACTATAAATTTTACGGGCAATAAAAGCAGCGTTGGCGTTTATTGGTTTGAGAAAGACTGGAATACTGAAGGTCAGTTTATTGTAGAAGTGTCCGACGGCGTTGGTGAGAAGAGCGTTTTTAGGTTTGTAGTGCAGGTTAAGTTTCTTTGAAAAACAAAAATAGGAAAACAACGAATTTGTGTAGCGAGGTGATGTAATTGTCCCCGGTTAGCTGCGAATCGTGCGAACGGATGGCAACGGCGGAAGAAGCCATCAGGGATATGAAGTATGACATCAAAGCCGTGTTTGAAAAGATCGACAAGCTACAGTGGTGGATTATGAGTACAGCCGTAGGAGTTGCTGCAACGCTGGTGGTTAATTTTATTCTGATTATAATAAAAAAAGGAGGCTAAAACCAATGGCAAAAAAATGGTACCAGTCAAAGACCCTGTGGATGAACCTGGTCGCTGCGGCGGCTATCTTTGTTTCTGACAGCTTCGGGTTTGAGTTGACTGCTGAGGAAACCGGGGCTGTGCTGGTGATGATTAATTTGATTTTGCGGGCAGTTACAAAACAGCCGTTGGAGTTGTGAGGTGACTAAGAATGCCGATGAGTTGTCATGTACCGGTGATGCCGAAAACAATCACGTCGCCGGCAACACCGCAGGAGTGGCTTGAGCGGGCTGAGGAGAAAAAAGAACTCGGACGCCTGCGTCGGGAGGAAATCTACTTGAAGCAGGAAATACGCCGCTTGCGGGGGGCGTTGGAGGATGTGGCGAAGATGGCGAAGTTCTACGCTGAGTGAGAAAGAGGTCTTTGAGTGGAGGGGTTAACATGGCTGGCGATATAGCTACATATCCAGATTATTACAACAATAAAACCGCTACCCGCAGCACAACCCACTACATTTGCGAATTGTGCGGCAATTTGACAACTGAACCTACACGGAT